CATGAGAATATACATGGATCTGTTGCTCCTGTAGACAGAGAGAAGCAAACTCTCCAGGGCGATCTGATTCCAATCGACAGGTATTATACTCTTACAGACGGCTCCTTGCATCCCCGAATGGCAGCAATAGATGATCTCAACAGGTTGGGAGATATATACAAAACAGATTGGGCTTTATTATGTGGAGTCGATAGAGCTGATCCTCTGAAGATCAATAAGATGGCCGGAGCGAGAACAATCGTCACTATCGTAGCAAAAGGTCTTCCGAACAGCAAAAACAATCCTGATATGTACCTTGAAGAAGGAATGGTTAAAAATTATATCTACTTCATGCTGCATCTAACCCATATTGAATCAAATGAGCTTGAACACATCAAGAATACAATCAAAGAAGCAGCTGATGTGTTCGATGGGGTAGATACCTTATGTGCAGAGCGTTGGGGCATGTGGGACATTGCAGGATGGTGTGAAGAGCAGGAAATCATCTTTGAAGCTATCTCTCCTACATACGAGCGCCAACGTAATGCATTCACTGAGTTGTACACCTTGTATAAAACAGGACTGTTCAAGACCCCTATAATTAGAGTGCCTGGATCAAAGGAATCAGATGTTCTTGCAGAGGAAGCAGCTCTGTTTGATAGTAATCCTTTCAAGAAGTGGTATGGTTCTCCTGAGAAGAATGAAAAGTACGGTACTCAAGATGATAGCATGTTTGCTCTTGCTTGGAGCATCTATGGTGGAAGGAACTTAGGTGTTCAGGAGTTCAGGGAAAGAAAGAACGATTTTGTCTTCGCTGAGATGTTCCCAAACAAAGCCTTGATTGGAAAGTATTAAATAGTGTATAATAAATTGGATTGGATTATTAATTAATGGAGACAAAGATGGAAAGGGATCAGAAGGTAGTAGAGAAAATGGTAGATGAGATGCCTGATGATGTGTTACAATATGTGGCACAATCGTCTATGCCTTGGTCATCTCCTTACACAGGTGCAGAAACGGTAAAGGATGAAGACGGTTTTATTGTAAGTCCACTCACAGACTTTGCAGGATTCTCAAAACTGCAAATGGAATGTTGGAATAAGTTTATTGATAATCCTCAGATCAATTCTCATGTACGTGATTTCATGGGAAGTCTCACGGGACATGGATTTGAAACAATCACAAGCGTTCCTGAGATTCAGGAAGTCATAGAGGAGATTGAGGAAGATCCTCGCAATGCTCTCTATGTGAATATGACAAAATACGTTGCAAGATCAGAGATTGAAGGAGAGCTTTTTCTTTGTCTTACTCTTCATCCCAAAGGTTTTATAGAAGTAGATTTTATGGATCCATCTTCTCTGAAAGGAGGAGGAGATAATAATTCAGGTATCTATTTTCATCCAAAAAAGCAAACAATGCCACTTATGTATCGTTTTGAGGACGATAATAAGGAAGTAAATCACATTCCATCGATTAATTTAGCATATTATCCTGATATGTACAAAATTCTGAAGGAATCGAAGGGATATACAGCCAAAAAGGAAGGAAATTCACGTTATAGAGGCAAAAAGTTTAAGAAAATAGGAGGTTTCAATCGATTTATTGTTACCTGGGATAGAGGCTTTTTGACGAAACGGAACATTTCTCATATCAGAACTACTATCATTTGGATCAATCATTATGAGAATTTGAAGAAATGGGAGATAGATCATAAGAAATCAAGTGGATCTTATCTTTGGGTAGCTTCTATTACAGATTCAAAGGCATATAGAACATGGTTGAAGCTTACTCCTGAACAAAAGGCAGAAACAGGACTATTTGCGAAGAAGACCCCAGGTGGGACTCTTGTATTGCCTCCAGGTATTACACTTGAATGCAAGAATCCTAATCTTCCTAAGATTAGTGAGGCTGATACGGATATCATGCATATGGTGACTTCAGGACTGAATACGCCTGAAGATATGGTTACTGGTGTAACAAAAGGCAGTACTTTTTCAGGAGTCAAGGCATCACGTGGGCCTCAATCTGACAGGGTACATGATAATATCGCATATTTTGAACGGTTCTTGCGTTTTGAGTTTTGGAGAGCTATCTTTTTTCTCAGATCAACTGTAACTAGTTTTCCAACAACATTTAAAGCAAAGGAAGTGATAGAGTTCAAGAACAAGGAACCTATCACTCGCAATGTGGTTCATCCTGCCCACAAGATGATTGATTTTGAATTTCCAACTTCTGAAGTATCAGATGCAGAAGCTAAAGCAAAAGCTTATCTAGGAGTAAAACATCCATCCGTTGTTGAGGCTCTTGGTATTCCTAGATCAGTAGTGGCGAAGAAACTGGGATTCAATGGATACAGGAAGAAACGTCTTCTATATGCAACAGAGGATGAAATCTATCCTGAGTTGCCTCTTACAGTAGATTTAGAATCAATGCAAGAAGGGGGACAGGATCCTAAGAAATCGAACGGTGAGGAGATAAATACCCCTCCTCCTGATAAGAAGGAATGACAAGGTGTGCAGATATTCCTTGACTTTATTGTTACCAGACTATATTATTAATTAAACTATATGGACGGAGGACATATGCCGAAAACATACGAACGGATATTCGCTCAGTTGTTCAACACACCTTGGTTGATTACTGAAGACTGGATGAAAACGATCATTGAGATCGCCCGTCGAGAAGGAGATATTGAAGCAGTAAGATCCAAAATGTCTCAACCACTTGATGAGACCAGAACAGCTTTCGTGAGAGATGGTGTTGCTCACATTCCAATCGCTGGTCCTATTTTTCCTAAAGCAAATCTAATGACAGAATTCAGTGGAGCGACTTCTATTGCAGCTCTTGCAAGAGATTTTGATGTAGCCCTGGATGATGATGACATTCACAGAATTGTCCTTGATATTGATTCTCCTGGAGGAGCAGTAACAGGGGTGAATGAAATGGCAAATATTATTAAACAGGCTAATGCCCATAAGGAAGTGATTTCTTATGTAAGTGGTACAGGAGCTTCAGCAGCCTACTGGTTGGCATCTGCGGCGAATGAGGTAGTACTTGATGCTACTGCTCGTGTTGGTAGTATCGGTGTTGTTGTGGCGTATCCTTCTTCGAAGAATGAAGACAGGATTGAAATTGTCAACACTGCAAGCCCGAATAAACGTATTGACCCAAGTACAGATAAGGGCAAAGAAGTTGTTACAGAGGAATTGGACGCTCTTGCCGATGTGTTCATTGCTACTGTAGCTGAAAATATGGGTGTCTCGGAGAAGGTTGTTCGTTCAGACTTTGGCCGAGGAGGAATACTGGTTGGTAAGAATGCTGTTGAGGTAGGAATGGCTGACCGGTTGGGATCATTTGAAACGCTCTTAACTGAAACAAGTAACTACGGAGGAAGTGTAATGACACAAAAAAGTACCAAAACTACTGTAGTGACTGCTGAGTCTTTGAAGAAAGACCATCCGGAAGCCTACGAAGATGTTTTCAAGGCCGGTGCAGCTACTACGTTGTCTGAAAATGACAAGTCCATGAAGGATAAAGACGACCAGATTGCTAATCTGAAAGCTGATCTTGAGAAAGAAAAAGGTGCCAATGAAAAATTGAATGGTCGTGTTGATTCTTTGGAGAAAAATGAGATGATTCGATCTGCAAAAGAGATTGGAACATCTGCAACTGCAATTATGGACGCTAAACTGTCTGCAAGTGACATCCCTTCTAGCATGCATGTTAAAGTAGCCAAAATGGTAGACCATAAGTCCTTTATGAAGGAAGGCATTTTTGATGCAACAGCATATTCTGCCGCTATTGATGCAGAAGTTGCTGATTGGGAAAGTAAATTGGGTGATAATGACTCAGTTCTTGGTTTCAGTACTTCAGTTAAAGAAACATCTGAAGAAGAAAATGCTGAGACTGACTCCATCGTTGATCGTATGATTGGTCACGTTAACATTGTTCAATAAGGAGGACAGCTAATATGGCAACTGTAGGATTAGGCGGAAGCATTCCGCAAATGAATCGTTCAGGCATTACCCCTGGCTCAAGAGCACTGTTTCACAGTGTCCGGGACATTGCCCTTATTATCGACAAGACTGTTAAAGCTGGTTATGGCTATTTGAAGGCTGGTACTGTTATGGCCATCAGTGCTTATGACAGTGATCTTGTTCCCTATCCAGAAGCTGCATTTGCAACAAACCTTGCAAATGCGAAAGCTTTTCTTGTTGCAGATAGTGGAGCAGCTTCTAATACTATAGAGGTTCTCAATGATGAAGCATATAAGTTTGGAGTTGGTGCCTCACTTATAGTTGTTGATGACACTACTGCCGCAGAAGATCTCGGAGCTATTACTGATATCACTCGTGGTGCAAATGGTATTGCAGTTATTACTGTCACTACCAATACTGGTGCAACATCATTCACTGTTGTTCGAACTGCAAGCGTAGTTCTGAAATCTGATACATCTGCCGGGTTCACTAAAGCCGCTTATGTTTTAGATCAGGACATTAATACCGGCTATGGTGCTGATGCACTTGGCGCCAATACATCTGTAGTGATCAGTAATGCTGTATTGTATTCTGCTCCTATGGTAAACCTTGATGCGGCAGCAATTACTGACTTAGGTGTAGTCAGTGATGGTCGTTTCGCTATCCTCAAGTAAGGGAGAAATGACATTATGAAAGGTTCTGCCGGAATCCCGGCCTTACAATTAGAGGTACTGAATAAACTTATCACTAAGTTTGATCGGGCACCCTCCATGTTCTTCACCGGACTCTTCCCTGCTGTGCAGGCTGAGTCTGATACTATTAAATGGGAAATCGAATACGGCTCTGCCGGAATGACTCCTTTCGTAGCTCCTGGTTCTGTTGCTCCTGCTATCGGACTTGACGGAATTGGTGAGGGTTCTGCGAAAGCAGCATTCTATAAAGAGAAAATGTATTTTGATGAAGTATTTCTCAACAACATGCGTGAACCAGGCACATACGCCACTTACCAGACTGCTGAACGCAAACTGGCAAAAGGTGTTCGTAAGCTTCGTTTCCGCATTGATCGTCGCCGTGAATGGATGATGTCTCAGATGCTTCTCAATGGTACTTTGAGTTACACCATGAAAGGTGGTACCAAGTTTTCCGTTTCTTATGGTATCCCTGCATCTCATCTCATCACTCTTGCAACTGATGATAAGTGGGGCACAGGTTCTACTCGTAATCCTGTACGTGATATTTACGATGCCAAGTCCCTCCTTGCTGATGACGCTGGAGTTACTCCATCTTATGCAATTTTGAATAGTGAGCTTCTGAAGACTCTTATCCTTGATTCGAATATTCAGTCTCTCCTTAGTAAGAGTGCATTTGGTGATGGTTCTCTCTTTACAAATCCCGCACAGGTTATTGGTGAGTTGCTTGGCGTAGGCAAACTGATGATCTACGATGAGCTTTACGAAGTAACTGGTTGGTTGACTGGCGCTGTTACAGGTGGAGCTACAACTGCTATTCCGGTGGATGATACCTCTGATTTTGAAGCTGGTGCTAAGTTGCGCTTTATTGATGTATCTGAGCCTAATACCTGGGAAGACTGTACAATTGCCAGTGTTGATCATACAGCTGGAACTGTGACTGTTGCTGTGGCTCCTGTAGCCAGTTACGTTGCTGGTGAAGATAAAGTTATCATGCGGAAGAAATTCATTGATGACAATACCTTCATGCTTTTCTCTACTATATCGGCTGATGGAGATTCTATTGCAGAATTTATGGAAGCTCCTTATGGTATCGGAAGACGTTGGGGAACCTACGCAGATACTAAAGACGAGTGGGATCCAGAAGGTCTATGGATGCGTATTCAGGATAAAGGTCTTCCAGTAATGTATCATCCTGATACTACCGTTCGTATTACAGTTCGATAATGGCAGATAAAGGAAGTTCAATTTAACTGGAGCACAATCTGATGAAAGTACGATTAAAAGGGTACTTTTCAGTCGGAGGAACAATGATCCCTAAAGGCACCGAGTATCATGGTGCCTTTGAGGATCTTCCCGATTGGATACAAAAAGAAGTCAAGGGCAAAAGTCCTATGATTGAGATTACAGATACACCTAAGGCAGAAAAGGTGTCTACCCCTTCTAAAGTTGAAATCAAAGCACAGGAAGAGCTTAAGAAGGCTGAAGAGCTTAAGAAGGCTGAAGAGCTTAAGAAGGATAAGGCCAAAGATCCTAAAGCCAAAGAGGCTGAGAAGACCTCAAGACTGAAGCCTCGTAAATCTGGAGACAAGTAATGCCTCTTGGAGATCAAGACGAACTCATTATTTCAGTTCAGACTTTAATGGGGGGATCTAGTTCTAAGCTATCTGGAGACGGTTTTATAAGTGCCGCAGGGCAAGCAGAAGCGGAATTGGGATGGTCTTATCCCTTATCTGATGCTCGAAAATGCTACTGGCTTGTTGAACGAGCTAGAAGACATGGCATTTACGTCTTAATGGTAGAATCTGCTCACAAGTTCCAATTTAAACAAATACACCTTGAGCACAGGTTTAAACACTATATCCAGTTAGTTGAGAATTTAGATATTGCGTTTGTTAAGGCTCTTGAAGATTTCCCAGAGCTGTTTGATATGATTGACGGTGGCTATGATGATTTCGCCACAATGATCAACCCTGGTTTTGTTTATGATTCCCTTGGAAGAGATATAACTTACGTGGAGTGATTTTATGGCTGGCATAGGGGAAGATATTAAGGATGTGCTTGTGGAACTCGGCACATCCATTCTTATTTATAAGTATCCAGGTCCGACTACAATTACAGAGGCTTGTGATCATGAATTCTATTCTACTCATTCTTCTGAGTTCCTGAGACAGTTCTTTTCAGGTGTCTCCCTTGTATATGACTCTCAAGTTGTGTCAGGGGATGTCGTTGACGCTATGGGAATGTCATTCATTGTTACAAGCATTTCTCCTACCTATTTCGAAAATGAGATTGTTGATCTTACTGCGGTGTTTTATCGGTGTAACTGTGTAGGTAAGATTCAACGGTATTTACAAAAGTCATCATGGGATGGTGATTACAAAAAGGTTCGTGCATGGCAAGACATCTATACAGGTGCCAAGGCCTTGCAGTACGAAAATAAGTTTGATCAGAAACAAATCATTGAGGCAGATATATTAGCTTTGACTATTGATGGAAATATCCTATTTCTTCCATCATACATTACAGTAAAAGAAGGTGATCGTTGGTTTCCTGATGAAACAGATCTTACTGTATTTCACAGAATTGCCTCAATAGACACAAAGAGACTTGATAATGTTTCCGTTTGCATTCTAAAGGATGATAAGAGGGAATAATGACCAGTCCGCACCATAAGGCTACTGTTAATCTTTTATCAAATGCTCATGAATTCATGGAGCAATTGGGAAATCTGAATGTATACTCCCTCACCCTTGCCCAAGTTATGGGATCATGGGCAGGTGGAAATAGGTCGATGTTCACGAGATTATTGGCTGCTAAGACCATTGGTGTGGTAAAAACTACCATTGACACTCAGGGTAGTGGAGAAGGTTCCGCTAATGTTCGTTGGGATGTTTTAGATACTCGTTATCAGGCTTGGAAAAATGAAAAGTATGGTGCAAGTGGGCCTGAATTCTGGAAGATGACAAACAAAGTACGAAGCAATATTGTTGCAAGGAGAAGTTCTGAGGGATTCGTTGTTGGACTTGATCGAAGAGTCAGAGTACCAAGGATACAGTATGGAAGAGTCGGAGGCAATGTAGGAAGAGGAGCTAGTATTGGGCTCGAAGAGTATGCTTCTGCGATTGAATATGGTGCAGGAGGAAGGATGCCTAAACCAAGACCTCTATTCGCCCCTTCTATTGCAAAAGTACTCCAAGAAGATTTTCCTGAAATGACAAGAATGGTGCATGAGTCATTTGTCGATGCTGTCAAAATCTTGATGCCTAAAGGTCCAAGTTTTGGAGCTGCTGTATCTGCCGATCCTAAAGATGTAATAGGTCAGGCAACACTTGAGATGTCAGAAGGATTGACCAAATTCCACATCAATGACATTTTGACTGGAATGAAGACAAACGGTGGCTTTCAGATTGACAGTAAGTATAAGAAAAACAATGATTCTGTGGATAAGTTTATCAGAAGACAAGAAGCAAAGGGCAAAAAGTACCTTGCTCATATCAGGAATCCTGTTGATAGAGAAAGATTATTCAAATGGGCATTAGGCAGAGAAGAGGAATTCAATGGGTGAGCCAAGAGTATTAGGAGTTCTTGCAAGAGATATTCAGGTAACAGTTGAGCTTGATCTTGATTTCTTCAAGAAGCTTGCAAAGGTGATTGAGATGTCTGAATTCAAATATGACTCTACTAAGCCTGAGGAAGTGGAGATTTATGATTTCCTTAATGGTGAGCTTTATCCATTTATAAAAGGCACGATTGAAGGAGTAGAAAATGGTACTTGATCCCACTCTCAGTGAATCCTGTTTCAAGAACTCCATTAAGAAGTTCTTTGTCGATAACATATTTACTGCTGAAGGTATTGATATCAATTTTGATGTTCAGTATGTGCAGCCTGAGGATACAGGAATAGAGGCTTCTAAATGGATATCGATTAAATTCGGTAAGATTATAGGTGGAACGCTTTCTTCTGCTCACATCATTGTATATCTCTTTTCGAGAGAAGATACAGAAGGAGTTGACTTATCTATTCTACGTGATACAATTATGGATAAGATAATTGATCTTAATGCCACTGACGGGAAGGTAAGAATTCCACTTTATGACTTAAGTTGGAATGAAGTGGGAGGGATGATTCCCTTTCTTACTTTAGAGTCAGATGAGCCAGGAGTCACAAAAGATGATACGAAATTCAAATGGATGCGAATTGATTTGAAGTGGGGATCGAAATGAGCTTTGTTGTTTGTGAGAAATGTGGCAAAAAGCTTATTGAACGGCTCCCTAATGGAGTATGGGTATTCAAGTTTGGCAAACGGGAAGGCAATAAACCAGTAGTTGATTTGCAAATACATGGTTCAATACGAATGAAGTGTATTCGTAGAAGCTGTGCTCATGTAAATCAACTTAATTACTTTCCTGACACTCAATCCTGAAAAAGGAATAAATAAGAACTTTTAATTAAGGAGATTTAATTATGCCAAGAACTGGTCCAGTAACGAGAGACACAAGTACAGTCGCACTTGGTCTAGCACAAATTAGAATTGGTGACTCATCTACCAATATTACCGATACGAGTGCTGCACTTTTAAGCACAGACTCAATTGGTGCGCTTGCAAGTACCAAATATACTGGTAATGTTGACTATTGGAAACTTGAATCAGGTTTCCCTCTTCTGGAAGATTTTACTATTCCTTTGCGTGAAAGCTCTATGCTTGAATGTGAATTTAAGGAAATCTCTTCATACAACCTTGCTATTGCTCGTGGTATTGATCCAGGTGCAGCAGCAGCTTCCGCTACTATCAATTATATCAGCAAAGTTACTACTCTTGGTACCACTACTGGAGTTATGGCAGTAACTGATACTGCTGGTCCAGTGACAGATACCTGGACTGTTTTCTTTATTACTGCAACTACTGGTCACATTACTGGACAGAATACTGGTCATGTTCACGATTTTATAAACTTGACAAGTGCAATGGAGCCTGATAACGGTGGTAATCCTTACTTCTCCCTTCCTGCTGATTACTTCTCAGGAACATGGGATATAGATGAAACCTATGTCTTCAAGACGACTGAGTATGTGTCTACAGGTGGAGTATATGGTGATCCCCATGCTGGAGAAGTGAAGCTTGGTGCCCTTGTTGCTCCGGCGTTTGTTCGCATGGAAGCGGTGTATACTTATCCGGATGGATCAAGTACGATGACTATTATTTTTCCTCGTGCTAATGCAACTTCTTCTGTTGAGCTTGATATGCAAGCAGAAGACAATGCTAACGTTCCACTTACTTTCGAGGCTAAGAGAGCTGATAGTGATGTTGCAGGGGGAAATACTGTGTGGAACGATATGCCGCTTGGGCGGATTGTTTTCGGCTAAGAACTAATTAAAAGTTAATATGGGAGGGATCAATTTAGATCCCTCCCAACCAATCTCTCAGGAGAAGTAAAATGAGTAATAAATTAAATCCACAAATCCAGACTTTGGAAATAGGGGTAAAATCCCTCAAAGAAGTAACCATCTATCCCCTTTCTATGGCAGATCAGTTCCATTTATCTGACATCATATCTAAAGCAGTATCTAAATATTCAAAACCCGATGAGCCTCAAAAAGATGCTGATGAGCCGTCACAGGATGAACAGCAAGATAACACCCCTAAGACTGAAGTAGAGGTGTTTCGTGCGATCATGACCCTTGTAGAGGAGAATTTGATTACTATTCTTGATCTTGTTACAGACGATGAGGTTCAAATCAGTTTAAATGATCTTACCAATCCCCAGTTTGCTGATCTTTGTACCATTATATACGAGGAGAATTTTGACAATGCCGCGGGAAAGCTTCTGAGTCTCTTCAACAAAACCAAGACACTCTTAAAGTCGAAGAGGCTGCAACAGAAATCATCCTTAAAACCAGCTATAAATACGAACACTTCTTCCGACTCTCATTCAGAGATGGAGGAATAACCAAAAATCAATTTAATTCTTTGTTTGAAGGGATTCAGAAAGAAAAAATAAGTGAATGGGAATTTCAAGCAGCATTGCAAGGGGTGGACTTAGAGAATAAGAATAAAAATACTTCATCTCATTCTTCATCTCCTCCTGCTAATACAGTTGATCCAGAGATTCCTCTCTTTGGTGATCCTGCTGATTATCAATCCATGACAATGGAAGAGAAAAAAGAAAAGACTACATCAATGAAGAACAGGCATAGAGCCTGGTCTAATAGGTCGTTTATGGAAGGATAAGAAGATGCCTAATGCTACTGCCACTCTAGCTCTTGGTGCTGTTCTCTCGAAGGGCACCAAGGCTACTTTCAATGCCATTTCTGCTGGCCTCAAAGATATAGGAAAAGAACTCACTAAAACGGCCAAAGATATGGTCAAGATGGGCAAAGTAGATGCTGCTGATGCAGTAGGCCACGTTGCTAAGGCCTTTGAACGTCTTGATAGTCAAATCCAGAAGTACAATAAAGAAGGAAAGAAAGCTACTGATACAGCAAAGAGGATGATTGCTCCTTTTAAGGATATGGGAGACAAAGTTACTGCTGTAAAAGATGCTTGGAAACATTATCAAAAAACATCAAATAAAACAGCTACTTCAACTGCTGCAAATATTAAAAGAGTCAAGAGCCTTGATAGTGCTTTAGGGATACTGAGTAGACAGTTAGGAGATGCAGGAGTAAACCAGGATAAATGGTTAAAAGGTCTAAAATGGTCTAATATCCAGCAAGGGCTTAACAATGGCTCTTTGAAACTTACTGGTTCAAGAATGGATGTTCTTAGTAATCAGGGGAAAAAGCTTTTAGGTATTACTGGAAAAACAGCCAAAGCGTTTGATACTATCACAAAAACCCAATCAATATACAATAGAGAACTTAAGAGATCTGTTACTGAAGGATTTCGTTATCAGAAAGCTGTAGAGTCTTTAGGAAAGTCTACTGGATACAATAATCAGCATGCAAAGATTTGGTCAAAATCCTTGCACAATGTTCAAACTGCTCTTAATGCTACAGAAATAGCAACAAGGAAAGCTAGTACAAGTTCAAAAGTTTGGATAAGACAGATGGATATGGCTTCTGTTACTCAGCAAGTCATGACTGGTAATATTAAGGCAACAGCAAAAGGTTTCCAGATCCTGAATGAGAAAGGTCTAAAAGCTTTTAAAGGATTATCGTATGAGGCTGCTAAGACAGGTTCTCTTCTCACAGGCAGCTTTGCAGGTCTTTCAGTAAAAGAAGGTACAGCGAAGCTCACAGCCTACGGGAAGGCTACGGAAGAAGCCTCTGTCAGAAGTGCGAAGTTCAGAAAACAATTAGATGGCCTTGTAAAAGATGGTGTAGGAGTTTCTAAAGCATTTGAAACTCGTTATCAATCAATGAAGAAAACTGATGATCTGTGGAGAAAACACACAGATTCTTTGCATCAAGCAGGTAAAATTACTACCGCAACAATGCATAAAATGAATGCTGCATTTAATGCCAATGCCGTTGCGAGTAAAAGTGGACTTACAGGACATGCTGCACTTACTGAAGTTTTAGGAAAAGAAACTAAGAGATTCCAATCCTTACAAAAAACTATTGCTACAGTTTCTTCTGAAACAGGTATATCTGAAAAAGCCTTGATTAAACAAGCAAATGTGATGAAGAAGGCTGGCAAGTCTACTGAATTCCAACAAGCTGAATTGCGGAAACATATCAAGACAAGCAGGGATCTTATTAAGGCCACTTCTGAATTACAGGCAGTAGAGAAGAAAAGAGCAAGTCTAACTGGAAAATCAGTTGAATCTATTCAGAAAATGTCCAGAGCAAGAATGGACAGCGTCACGAACCAACAAGCCCTCCTGCATGAAACAAAGAAGTCCATCATTGCTCAAAAAGAAGTAATATCTTCTGATAAAAGAGTCATTAAGTCAAAAAGAGATGCAGGAAATGCCATTAAGAAGTTAAATGTGGCATATTCTGATCAACTCAAAACAAACAAAAATTATGTAGATGGCTTGAAATATATCAGAGAAGCCTATACAAAATCCAATACAGCTGGAAAAATTGCAACGAGTAGAGTCAAGGCTCTTGCTTCTGGCTATGCCCAAGCGAGTACTTCTACGGGATTATTTAGAGGAGCGGTAGATAGAGTTACTAAATCTCTCAAATCTTTTGCATCATATGCCACTGCTGCTTCTGCTATTGCTGGATTTATCCAAATAATGAGATCTGGGGTATCTGCAATTGTAGCTTATGATCAGGCTTTAAAAGATTTACAAGCAATTACAGGTGCCACAGATCATCAAATTACTTTGATGGGTCAGAAGATGAAAACCGTTGCTTCTGATACTAAGTTTTCCACTACTGAAGTTGCAGATGGTATGAAAGTTCTTGGACAGGCTGGTCTTGATGCTGGTGAAGCAATTCAGACTATTGCAGCAGTAGCGAACCTTGCTACAGGAACTCTTACTGATATGAACGTATCAGTGGATCTTATTACTACAGCAATGCGTGTATTCAATATCAGATCTATTGAATCTGCCGATATTGCAGATATATTTGCCAATGCAGTCAATAAATCAAAATTAACGGTAGATAAACTTCGCACTGCTTTAAATTATGTTGGCCCTGTTGCTCATTCTTCAGGCACTTCTCTTGAAGAAACAGCCGCAGCAATGATGACCCTGGCAAATTCAGGACAAAAAGCAAGTAAGATTGGTACTGGTCTCCGTAGAATCTTTTCTGAACTTGTTAAGCCTTCTAAGAAACTTAAAGTGGCAGCAGAAAGAGTAGGTGTTTCTATTGAAGCACTTAGTCCTACTATGAATTCTTTTGGAGATGTTCTTTCAAACCTCCAGGTTGTACTCACTGATACTGAGGTAGCTTTCGAGTTATTTGGTAAACGAGGAGCATCAGCAGCTCTCGCACTTGTTCAAAATATGGATAGTGGATATGATAAGATGCTTAAAAGTACCAAACAATTTGGTACTGCTGCTTCAATGGCTGCAAAACAGATGGAAGGTTTAGGGGTATCTTGGAAGAACTTTAGCGATAAGATGGGTCTTGTTGCTGTGGCATTAGGCGAAGCGGGATTAATTAATGTTCTTAAAGTTACTGTTGATGTGGCTAGAGATTTAGCAGACTCTCTTATATATGTGGTTGATAATGGAGTAAAACCATTATTTGGTGCATTAGGAAAACTTTTAAATATATTTGGTGATTTGACCCCATATATATTTAAGTCAGTCGCAGCTATTGTTGCTTTAACTCTCGCTTATAAAGCATTTATCAAAACTGTTTTGATATTAGGAAGTCTTAAACTTACTGCTTTTTTTACAAGCTCCTCTATTGCTGCTGTGTCTCTTACTGGAATAATAGTGAAATTGAGAGTAGCATTTCAATCTTTCTTTTTAATAATAAGTACTAATCCTATTGCTGCTTTTGTTACTGTATTAGCTGGCGCAACTGTTGCTATTATTGCCATGACTAAATCAGCAAGTGACCAAATAGAGGAATATGAAAAACTGAAAGGAAAAGTAGAAACCACTATAAGTTCTATTGGTGATTTTATTGAAGAGTTAGAAAGATTACAGAAAGCTGGAGCACAACCTGATGATATTGAAAAATTCATTGATAAACTTTTGATAAAGTTTCCTGAATTAGCTGCTGAAGTAATAGGAGCAAAAGGGAATATATATTCCATCATTGAAGAATTGAAAAAGTTTAAAGGAGAGAAAAGATCTATAATTACAGTAGCAGCTTTAACGACTGGAATTACTGGACTTGGTAAATCTGCTGTAGAAGCTGCTTTGAATTTGAATAGATTATCTATGGGTTTTAATTTTAGCACTATGTTTATTGATGTTGATGAGGAAAAACTCAGATATAGACAAAGTGAAAAAGATTTAAAAGATCATACATTTAGAATGGCTAAAATCATTGTAGATACAGGAACAGATATTGAAGCTCTTGATTGGTCTCGTATTTTGGGAGTTGGTTTTGATCCTGAGTTTTCTGAATATGGTAGACAAATTAGAGAACAAGTAGCAACAATAGTAAAAGATCTAAAAAAAGATGCAGAAGATGTTGAGGATGTTGATACTCTTTCTTTATACGGAATAAGCAGAACTTGGTCAAGAGAATTGGAAGATGTAGGTAGAGAAGGAAAAACCATTTATAATGATTACTTAAAAGAAATACATGAGACAACTGGCAAATATGCCGTTCTTAATGGAAAAATTAATGATGATTCAATCAAGAAGTTTTTGCAAAATCTTCGTGATATGGTAGAAGAAGCCAGAAAAATAGAAGAGGGCTATACAGGAGAAGAACTTCTTCAAAAACGCATGGACTTTGCTAAAAAGTGGAGTACATTTCTACAAAAGAGTTTTGATAAAGAGTCTAAAGATGCGAGTGTGTATTATGTTTCTAAATTAATGCGCTTAAAAGAGAGGATTGTAAAAGAGGAGGCAGCTCTTAAAAAAGGTGTAACAAATTTAGCAGAGATACAAAGAATTGAACAAATGATGCATGTTAAAGCAGTTAAAGAAATTAATAAGATTCTCCGAAAGCAGTATGATGATGATGAGCTTCTACAGAATGCAAAGGCCTATGCAGAAAAACAAAAAACTGTTAATGCAGAAATGCATACTGCAATAGAAGCAGAAGTTGCAAAAGGAGTGATTACTCAGGCTGAAGGAAATCGAAGAAAACTAATATCTACGAAGACAACAAATAAAGCTATCTTGAAGAATTATCAAGACACTACAAAGGCAATTCAAGATAATTTTAAACATGATAAAGAAATTCTTAGAAAGTCTGAGAAAAAAGAACAGGAAACCAAACGAGCAATAGCAAAGACAGAACTTGATAGATTACGATTTGAAGCGAAAGATAAAGTCAAAATTGTTAAAGATGCAAATCAAGATATCCAAAATGATACAAAAGACAAAATCCTTGCAATAGGAACAGAACTTGCGAATCAAGCCATAACTGCAACATCAGCAGCTTCACGACAAAGAGTTGCTGAGATTGCTGGAATAGATGCTCAGATTGTTAAATGGGAAGAATATATTGAAACGCTTGGTGATGTTACTGGAGCAAATGAACTTCTTGCAGTAGCGAATGATCATATTAATGAATTAATGAGAAAAAGAACTACTCTTATTAATGGGGAAATTACTCAAACAAAAGAATTAATAGATGCTAAACGGGAACTTACAGATGCTACTCGTAGACAAAACCTTGAATACAAAGCTGGACTAATTGACCTGGCCCCTCAGAAAGGCATTGGCATTGAGAGAGAATTATCAGATGCAAAAGCATTGGCTAAAATTAGAGAGCAAATGGCAACAGATAGAGTCAGGATTGCTGCCCTTGCAACTGCCCAAGAAGATTTAGTTCCAGGTTCTGAGGAAAGTTTGAAAGCTGAGTACAAATTTACAAAAGCTCTTTATGTGCAACGAACTATAAGATATGAGAATAAAAAGAGCATCATTGCCCAAGAACTTGCTCTTGAAGAATACTATTGGGAAAGAGGCAGAGGCAATATAGAACGGTATACTGAATTAATCAATCAAGCTGTGGAACATAAAGTCATTACTTGGGAAGAAGGTAATAGACGGTTGATGCATTCTACTGACAATATGCATGCTGCTTTTAAGTATGGATGGGATGAATTCATGGCAAATATGGACACTGTTGCTGATGAAATGGCCAATCTTGCTCAGTATATGGGAGATGCCTTGACAGATGGTCTTGCTGATACTTTGATGGAAATAGTTGATGGAACAAAAACTGCTAAAGAAGCCTTTACAGATTTCGCCATAAGTGTAATAAGAGATATTACAAGAATGGCTATTAAAATGGCTATTCTTCAAGCTATAAGTGGTATATTTGGTGCAGGAGGAGGTGCTGCCGCAGGTGGTGTTATCCCAGGAAGAATGGCAGAAGGAGGAGAAATACAAGGGCATTCTCCAACTTCTACTTCTGATAATATTCCTATATGGGCTACTGCAAAGGAATACATGCAGCCAGTAGATGCTGTTAAGTATTACGGGTTAGAAGTAATGGAAGGAATCAGAAAGAAGCTTTTCCCCAAGGAGATGTTTGCAGGAATAAAGAATGGAGCGAATCTGATTTCAGTTTCTAATGCTCGAACAAATACAGGTAGGGCTAAATATGCTTCGGGAGGAGCTATAGGAGGCTCAGGAGGCTCACCTTTTTCAGTTTATGTGCCTGTAAGTGTTTCAGGAGTAACAGACGTTGACAACATTGCAGGACAGTTGCAGGAAGGGATTGAAGAAACAGTAATAACAATTCTAAAAAGAGAGTTCACCTAATGTCACATCAAATATTAGATGGTTATGAGTTTCTAAGAAACCCTCTGACCATGACAATACCTGAAAGTAAGAAAACTGTATCTATAGTTGATACTTATAGTGGATCTGCTATTTTCCAATGGACTACTCTTTTACAAGGAAGTATTGTCATCTTAAAATGGAAATGGATGTATCTCTCTATGTACGATGCATTGCGAACAAAATATCAATCTATGGATGAGGCGGTGTGGGATACTGATGCTTCAGCAACTTATAATGTAATTGTTACGAATCTTAAAGGAGAATACTTTGAAGCAGCCTTAGACAAAGTGGCGTATAGGGCAAATGTAGAACTCACTTTGAACATTAGGAGCGAAGTATAATGGCACTTGTACTCAATTCAACATTATCAGAAGCACAAGACAGTATGGAAAGAACCCCACTTGTCAAAATGCTTGCAACACAAAATCCTGAATCAATGCCTTTTGATGGTCAGTATTTTAATAATTATGATCCTAGAGAACATAATACCACTCTCATTACTTTATCAGATGGTAGACTATTTGGAGCATACAATGAATATAAAGCGTTTAATGAAGATTGGATCACCTTTGTTTGGACAGATACCGCGAGAACTTTTTGGTCTACAGCAAAGATTGAATTGGCTGGTATTCAACCCGAAAGCATTTGTGTTGTTGAATTATTGAATAATAATATTGGAGTTATCTTTGTTCAAGACAAAAGGTATGCCCATGCAGGAGCAACAAATTCTTTGTATTATATGGTGGTGACTCCATTAGGAGTTCAAGTCATTGCTCCTACTATTATAGAAACATGGGCTATAAGTGGAGAGCATCCTAATGGTGTATCAGTAATATTACTGGATGACGATACTTACTTCATGTCCTATTGTTTAGATTTAATGGAGGAAGATCCAGATCCTTTATATGAGCTGCATACTCGAACTTCATCTAATTTCACTACTTGGTCAGATGAATCCATCGAATCTCTTTCCCCTCTTCTCACTACAAGAGATATAAACAATACTTCTTTAGTTCAGCCTTCTACAACGGAAATCCTTTTGTTCTTTGATTATGTAGATTATTCAAAAGACGATGGAGATACGGTTGTTAGAAATATTTACTTTATTTTATCTGATGACTATGGATTAACTTGGGCAGCTCCAGTAAAGATTACAAATTATACTGAATGGGGAACAACAGGAAGTAATCCATATGCAGCAGAAAGAACAAATGGAGATCTTGCTCTTGCCTTTACGGATGAACAATCTGTTTTGTTTGCAAATGAAGATTCACTTCTTTGGGAAAATCCATGTACTGAATTTAACAACACTAATGCGTCAAATATTCATTTTAATCCAGTTACTGAAAGATTATATGTATGCCAAATATACGCATATGTAGGTACTAAATCAATATGTGGGGTTGTTGTTATTGATACAACAACTTGGGAAGTGATAGGGAATTACAATACACAAAGCTCTCCTGATTATCATGATATTTTCAAAGACAGTCATGTATGGATAGGAAAAGATCATGGAGAAGGAGAATTCATTTGTTTCAGTACCTATAGTTCATCTAAACATTTATGCATAATTGATGATAGTATTGAATCTGTGACCCAATATCATTTTAATGATAATGTTGAATATGAAATAGATTGTAATGTGGATATTTCTTGGCCACAACATGAGTATATGTCCATGGAAGATAGTGCTTTTATTCGAGCTACATGGGTAGATTCTATATCAAGGAGAGTTTACGTAGTTTTTGCCTATAGTTATGTTTATTGGCGTGGTTTCCTTCTGGGATATATTGAACTTGATGATATAGTTGATCCTGCTACAGGGAAGTATCTATTTCATACACTTAACAGTACAGCTAATATATTTTCAGAAGCACAAGTGATGGGAATGAAGGGAATGTTAGTTATTCCAGAATTAAATCTTATTGCTTTAACTGGCAATTCTGCTCTTCCTACTCATTCTCAATATCCCGGTAAACTCATTTTAGTAGATCTCAACAGTGGCGCTATTGTCAAAACTTTCACTACTGTTTCTCATAATTCTTTTCCTCATGGAGGATTAAATTGGGTTACTTATTATGATGGATACATATTTGGATCATTTGATTACACAACTGTTGACGATCAAGAAAATCATCGAGGTATGTGTAAGATTCATATAGATTCGGAAATTATTACTTACCATGAGCCTACATGGGCAACTATGGATGATTATGGGTTAAGACAGAAAGTACCAACAGGAGATGGCAGAATCCTTGTAGCAGTTCAGTGGGGACCAGGCGGAGTTGCTGAGTTCAACATAGCAAGTGGATCTTGGAAAATGCATAGTGGAGAAACTATTCAGGGATTTGAGCCTTCTGGTGAAGATACTTCTGTAGTTTCTGTAGCCTATGATGCTTCAAATGATCAAATAATGTGTGGTAGCATTGATCCTATCACTGCCTCATCATTTATTGGTGTTAGAATGTTTAATGAGATTGGATCATATGAAAAAGGAACTTTAATTCCAGCAATAAAGTCAGTAACTTGGCAATGGGGGAATGAGGAAGAAATAACAATCGAGCATTCTGAAACAGATTCAGCTATTGCAATTGCTCCTGATAATATTTTATGGACAATATGGGTTCGCAAAGATGCAGAAGAATATTCTATAAAATGGGATCGTGATATAAAAGAGAAAATGTTAGCTGACCATCTTGTAGCTGGAAGGTCTGTATCTGTAAAATGGTCTGTAGAGAGTACTGGTACATTGTCATTTTCAGTATCTCATGGTCATTTATTTGATCCAAATAATCTTATGTCTACATGGAATAACTTCTTAAAGAAAGGAAAGATAATTGAACTTTCCTTTGGAGAATTAATAGAAGGGGTTCCTTATTGGCAGACTCAAGGCAAATTTATTATCGATACAATCAGATTAGAGTATATCAGAGGACAATATCCAGTCATGAGTGTGACTTGTGTTAGTCCTGATTTTATATGGGGAGAAGTTCATGTAGAAGCTTCTGAAAGATATGATACTAATGATCCGGAGGATATGGCTACGAATTTATTAATAGATTTAACGGGAATGTCTTCAGAAGAAATCAATATGCCATTATTTCCCATTAGTCATGAAATACATCATCAATGGATTGATACAAATTTTCAATCTATCATAATGGAGATCCTTGATCATTTTCAATGCATCCCTTACTTTGATATGGATGGTAAATTCTCTCCTAAAGTCATTTCAATTGATGGAGATGTGGATCATACCTATACAGGGGCAGAATTAATTAAATTCACCCCTGATGACAATTATTCGTCCTATACGAACAGAGTTACAGTAACAGGTGAAGGATTGTACTTCCTTGAAGTAACGTACCCTGAAGAGCTTATAGACGCTATTATGGGAACAGGAGGATGGTGGGAAAGTGAAGAAAAGATTATTAGAGTGAATTATTCAAATGATCTTGATCTAGTTTGTTATGATCCAAGAATGGTAGTGATTACATCAATTAAAGATTTTAAGATTCTATGGTCAAGAAGTGGTGGAGATGAATGGATTTCTGCTGTAGATACTGAGAATCGTTGGTTAGAAATAACTGTCAAGTTTCCAGGCATTATGGATGTTCTTATTTTCATGATAGGATTTATGATATTAGTAGGCTATAAGGCAATGGGATGCAAAGTTAATTGTGGTTGGTGGATTTATCTACTCTCCCTTGTATCTTCTGTTTGTTCTTGGATTCTTGGACAGGTAGCAACATATGAATATGAAATTTATGCCAAACCAACAGGAGAAGAAAAACAAATAGTTTCTTCTTATGTTGATGATTTGGACTTCCAAAGAGAGTTGGGTGGATTAGTAGTGAATGAGGAGTTTGAAGACCCCTTTTGCTACACTACCCAATCTTGCAATGAAGTCGCTACTCATGAGATGAATATAGTTCGAGCGCAAAGGAGTAGAGTTCATTTTGAAAAATTAGCTCACCTACAGGATGAAATTTGTGATAGAATACAAATTAAGCATCCGTATGCAGGAACTCCGATTGATGTTTATATAACTGATTTGGAACGATCATATACCCGTCCTAAAAAAGGTGCTCCAGGAATGGGTGCATTTATTGACAAAATAACAGGTTGGAGATTATGAGAACTTATCGTAGAAATTTCATTAAGAAAGCCCTAAATGATTCTACTAAAAGGAGTAAAGAATCTCGTGATGGGGTTATTTGGTATGTAGATTCAGACAGTAGTTGCAGAGTCAAGATACAAGGGACTGATAATCTTGTAACCGCTCATTTTCCTAGAAATCAAAAAGCAAGGCCATCTTGGATGAGGCCAGGCAACGCTGTTAGGATAATTCACAGAGGAGGAACACGAGGATACATTGAAGTAGCTGGACAAGGTAGGGCAATACCTCAACCCTCTTTAGGCAACGCATTGCCTAATCCAGGAATCACAGGAGATGGCATCATTGAAGGAATGCTAACTACAGCAACTGAACCACCAGGCAATTCTGTTACTATCACAAATGGGTCATATCGTATAAATGGTATTATCTATTATTTCACTGGTACAGGTTTAGGATATGTTTTAATGAAAGATCCTGCCACTATGACAATGGGGGATTATCCTGTTACTAAAATGGGAATATCTCTTTATTATTTAGACCCTGCTCCTGCTGTAGGATATTTCAGATACGATATCCTTGTAATTGGCAATGATCAAATGATAGACTATATCAAAGGAGGTGAAGTAACAAGTAATCCAGTTATGCCTGATGTCCCAACGAATCATATTTTGATTTGTTCAATATTACGAATAGGAGCCGACACAGTAGTAGAGAATTCAAGAATAGGGATGAAATGGACTACTCCCAAGGTAACACAAGTTGAGTTGGTTTATGATCCAGATTTCTATTGGGATTTTGGAGATGATACTCCTGAGATGGATATTCAGATAAAAATCAAAGATCAATATGGGCATTCTATATCAACTGTAGTTTATACAAGGATTTCTTTGCAAAAGTTATTCGGAACTGGTAAGGTATGGTCAGAATCAACAGGGTATCATGATACCTATGTGCAGCAAATAATTACAGGCAGTTCTTACACTTTTAAGTACGAAAGGAATCAATTGGCATCACCAGAGATTTATCCACATCTTTTGTTTACATTAGATTCGTCACCTGAATTGTATGCAGAAGCTAGTGATATTGTACTCTACGATGATCAAGGCGATCCTATTTAGCAAAACAATCTCAATTTAGGAGAAAAACATGGACAACGCAAAAGCAATTCAACAATTAATGATACAAATTCAAACTTTAACTGATAAAGTGAACTACATCACCACTTTACTTGAAGATGTTGCTATGGAGAATTCTCCATGTAATCAGAAGAAAAGACAAAATAAAGATATGGAAACGATCTTAAACATGGTGAAGAATTCGCCTCTCAAAAAACATCCTATGTTTGCTGAGATGTTGAAGCCTCTTGAAGATATAATTGGGAAACAAATGGGGTAAATTATGACTACAGATTATCACGATCCATGGGTAGATAATTCTACTAATTATTCAGCAGCAAGTATGAATCCGCCTTTAAGTCAGCTAGATACTCAAATTCAGAATTTAGCTACTTCTATTTATGATATAGGTGGAACATTTGAGGATAAGCCAATTACTCTAGAAACTATTTTGAGATTTCCTGTACCCAGAACAATCAATTTTGTCATTGATTTAGTAGGTTCTCAAATGGTAGCAGGAATAGCAGCTACAGCACTGGCAGTCTTCAGTATACAGAAGAATGGAACTGAGTTTGCTACCGCCACATTTGCTGTTTCTGGAACCACAGCCACTTTTATTGCTGGAACTGCCACTGAATTTGTGGCAGGAGATGTGCTTACTATTGTGTCTCCAGCTTCTCCTGATGCTACATTAGAAAACTTAGGATGGGGATTAGTAGCAAGTAGAACTGTCCTTATTCCAATTTAAGGAGAGTATTATGGCTTTACTATTTATGGATGGATTTGATCACATTGATGATGGATATGAACTTACTAAATGGGATTCTGCGATTGATATCACTTGTGCATCTGGATTAGGGAGAACAGGAGGGTTTGGAATAAATTTATATGGAGGTGGAAAATTAAAAAAGTACTTTTCTCATAATCCAACAACTCTGATAACAGGGATGGCTTGTAAATTTGAATCATTTTCCACTTCTACTCCATTTTTATCTTTCCATGCAAATGAAGTGACACAGGTTAGTTTGTATCGATACAGTGACGGCTCTCTTGTAGTAAAGAGATATACTACAGTTATTGGTACTTCTGCTGTTGGTGTAATTCCTGCCCAAACATGGGGTTATATAGAATTTAAAGTACTCTTTTCAAACACAGTAGGCACAATAGATGTAAAGGTTGATGGTGTCAGTGTTATAAGTGAAACAGGATTAGATACCTGTTATGAAGGGTCTGAATATGCAAATCGATTAACTATAAATACTACTTATGTTATTCATGATGTCTATTTTGACGATTTGTATGTATGCGATGGTGCAGGAACAATAAATAATGATTTTCTTGGAGATGTTACTATTTCTCCACTATACCCAACTTCTGATGGAACCTATTCTGATTTTACTCCTTCAGCAGGAGTAGATCACTACGCTCTTGTTGATGATCCTCAGTTATCAGATGATATAGACCATATAGAAAGTGGCACTGTTGGTCATAAAGATACATTTGGAGTAACTACTTTTCCTGGTTCAGATGTAATTCATGGTGTACAGATTAATGTTGCAACAAGGAATACAGATGTTGGATCATTAGGAATATCTACTTTGTTGATTTCAGGAATCACTCCAACTGAAACAGATGGAAGTACTCATATGATTTCTCAAACTCCTTCTGGAACTACTTCTGTGTATGAAAAAGAACCCATAGATGATGCAGTATGGACAGCCACTACAATAGGGAATGCTGAGTTTGGGGTTAAAGTTAAATCATAATGGGAGAAGAAAATGTCTTTATTATTTTGTGATAGTTTTGGTCATACAGAAGATGGATATGAACTTACTAAGTGGGATAATGTTAATCAAGAAAATTATATACTGTATTTAAGTACTGTTGGATCACTTGGTGGATATGGTTTACGTATGTATATTAATGAAGCTGCGAGATTGTTCAAATCATTGCTTACTAATCCAACTACTGTAATCGTTGGATTTAGACATAAGGGAGATCTTTATCATAGTTCTGGCACATACTCTTCTCTTGCATTCAGAGTAAATGGAACAACTCAGTGTTGGTTCGGAATGCTTCGTGGAGGACGAATAGGATTTTATAGAGGTTCTACCTTATTGTTTTCATCAAGTCGATGTTATGAACTTCAAGCATGGAGTTATTTTGAATTTAAAGTAACTTTTTCTTTAACCGTAGGGACAGTAGATGTAAAGGTTGATGGAGTTAGTGTTATAAGTGAGACAGGAGTAAATACCTGTTATGAAGGAACTAATGAATACACAGATCAATTTTATATAGGAAATGGAACATCCGAATACGTCTATTTTGACGATTTGTATGTATGTGATGCTACTGGATTATATAATAATGATTTCCTTGGAGATGTGAAAGTAGATTTATTATACCCAACTTCTGATGGAACCTATACTGATTTTACTCCCTCTACAGGAATAGACCACTTTGCTCTTGTTGATGATCCTCAGTTATTAAGCGATACAGATCATAATGAATCATCTACAATTGGTCATAAAGACAATTATGGAATGACTACATACAGTTCAGGGGCTACTATCTTTGGACTTCAGATATCAGCAGCAGTAAAGAATACTGATGTTGGTACAATGAATGTTAGGACTTTATTAAGAAGTGGCGGAACTCCAGCTGATACTGAAGGATCTTCTGTTGTACTTAGTCAGACTATGACTGGAATACAAACAACGTATGATCGTGAACCAATTGATTCCGTAGCTTGGACTACTACGAATATTAATAATGCTGAATTTGGTATTAAGGTGCAAAGCTAATGGCTGACACTACTACAAAATCTCAATAAGTCACTGAGGCAGTAAAATCAGGTGAACCAAACACAAGGCTTTCCCAATTAGTCACTGAGGCAGTAACCTCAGGTGAGCCTAAGGCAAGGATACCCCAAGTCGTTGCTGAGGTAATGTCAGATCCTTCCCCTGTTGCTCGAATTCCCCAAGTCGTTGCTGAGGTAATGTATTCTACTGAAGCAGGTCTTTCCCAGTATGTCACTGACTTTTCAGAATATACCCTTACTGAGACTCTAAATGATTGGTCTGACTTCTATAGTACAGGAGATTTTACTTACACAGCAGAAAGCAATTTAGGATTAGATCATCCAGTAGGATCTAAGTATGTAGAATTCATTACATCAGCAACAGATTCTAATTACATTACATGGGATCCACTTCCTAATATCAAACATTCAAGTATCCTTTGTGGATTTCACAAGACTCCATCTTCTTCAGGATTCCAAATTGCCTCAAGATTGTATGGATCTATAGGAGATGAATATGCTTATTTTTTCCAGATCACAAGTACTACCATTTCAATTCGTAAAATTATAGCAGGATTAGAATCCACCCTTGTGTCAGAAACTTTTACTCAAACATCTGATGAATACTGGGTAAGATTTCATACAGAAGGAACTGCATTAAAAGCTAGAATATGGCCTAAGAATGCAATTGAGCCTACAACTTGGTCGATATCTACAACTGATTTGGATCTTACTACAGGTCAAATTGCTATTGGATTACCTATAGGATCTGAAACAGTATATATTGATTATTTCGGAGTTAATTCAAAATACCTCCCTGAGCCTGTTCCTGAAGGTCAATTTCCTCCTTCAGGGTTGACCCCTGAAATTTTGTCTACAACGATTGTACCTACAACTACAAGCTCCTCTGTTGCAGGAGCTTGGTCACATTCTATGATGAATTCAGGAGTCAGAAGACACATGACAGGTGCAAATATTTATTGTACCAATCATTCAGATCAAATCAGACTCGCTCTGTATTATGGTGGCTCTCTTACAGATCCTTCAGGAGCAATTCTATTGAAAGACTTCGGTTTAACATCTGGATCAGTTATAAATGATTTTATCTTCATTGCTTGTAGTCCAGAAGTCGCAATTCCAGCAAATTGTGTATTATGGTTTGTATTTAAAGGAGATAATCCAGCAGGGTTTTATGTGCCCAGAACTGCTAGTCTTGCTCATCATGGAAATACTTCTTCAGATGCAGGAGCATATACTCTTAATAATCACATAGACAGTGATCCTGATGTTGCATTTGAAAGAACTTTGCCTGTTGCTTCAGCCACAACAGGGTCTAATTATTATAAATTTAAAATAGATTTAATCAATGCACCAGCAAAGGTAGATATTAAACCTCTTGTATTTAAGCTTGAATCTTAGCCGTAGTTAGATTTACATTTGATTTTATAGATAAAAAGCTGTATAATTATAGAAATCCAATTATAGCCACAGGAGAAAACAATGAATAGAATGCCAAAAGATGAATCAGGAACAATTGCCCAGGTATTCCCTCTCACTAAAGGCAAGACAGCTTTGTCATCTGGTACCTACAATAATGTTGCAGTAATTCATTGTGCTGTAGATGGTGATATTACTTTAAATTGGAAGGAAGGAGGATCTACCACTTTACCTTGTATTTCTGGTACACACTTTGGCACTACTGCTTGTACTTCTGTTACAATAGTCAGTGGTATATGGAATATGACCTAGGGAGAAATAATGAAATTTGGATTCAATTTCGGATGTTATCAAGGAGAATATGGAGGTCTTCCATGTGCTTCGAATGCTGTTTCATTGCATAAGGGCATTGTTGAAAATGATCTTTATTTTAGGGATTCTACAAGGAGTATTGGGGACTTTCCTCTACAGCTGGTTGACGGGTCTTGTCTTACTTTTAATGGTGTTGATGAGTACGGTGATTGTGGTGTAATATCTGATCCAAATAATGTATCGATTAAGGCATCTTTTTGGTTGGATGAGTTGCCTACAGCAGTAACAGGGTATATTGTC